AGCCGCGGTGTCTGCAGCCGCCCCTTCGGCGGCGGCAGCCGGCGCGCCACCGTCCTCCAGCACTTCCTGCTCGCGGGCCTTCTCCACGCCCTGGCTGAAGGCGTCCAGCGCCTCGGTGTTGGGGTTGCCGTCGTTGCTGGCGACGGTCGCCGCGGCCTGGGCGGCAGCGGCTGCAGCGCCGTCATCCTCGATGACGGTGGTGTCGGGTTCGTTCTGGTCAATACGCACGTGTGTGTCCTCGCTGGCGGCGTGTGGGGTCAAACGGGGGTGATTGCCGGCGGCGTCATCGCAGCCGGGTCGAGCATTGCTGGATCGATGGGCGGCTCACTGCCGGCGGCACCGGCAGCCATCGCCGGGTCAATGGCGGCACCACCCATCGGATCGAGCGCAGGGTCAACCGGTGCCGGCGCCTGCGGAATGAAGCTGTACGGGTCGATGCTGGTATCGCCGGCGCGCTTCACCGTCTCCACGGCCAGCTGCTCGAGGCAGTTGGCGATGTCCAGTGGCGACGAGCCGCGCATCTGACCGATCTGGATGGCGGACTGCTGAAGCTGCGGCAGCAGGATCGACCACTGCTGCTGGCGCAGGGCCGTGGCAGGCTTCCCGGACGACCCCGCCCGGATGTCCACCTGCACCACCATGTCCAGCATCTCCGGCTCTGGGACGTTGAACCACAGCGCATCGGCGCCGGCCCAGTTCGCCGCCTCGTCCTGCGTCATCCCGTTGGGCGAAACCGCCAGCTCGGCGGTGTAGACGGCCAACTCGGAGAGCATCTCGTCCAGGCTGTCGCGGGCGTAGCCGATGCGCGACTCCGTGCCCTGCTGCTGGATGTCGGCCTCGGTCGCGGTCTTGGCGGTCTGGATGCTGGAGGACAGCGCCTCCTGCACACCCCAGATCATCTCCAGCTCCGCACGGATCTGCTGGGTGTCGTAGAGCGCCGGGTCGATCTGGTTGTAGCTGATCGGGAAGACCACCTGGTCCGGCCGCTGGCCCTGCAAGTCCAGGCCCACCATCTCGCTCACCACTGCGCCTTCGAGCTTCTTGGCGTCGTGCGGGTCCAGGGCTCCACGATCGAAGCCGGTTTTCGGGATCGCGCGGCTGCGGTGGGTCCGGTAGTTGGTACGCGTGCGGTTGTACTCGTCCAGCAGCGAGCGCGAGCGATCGACCAGGGACTGTGGGTGGCGTGCGCCGTCGTTCCAGATCACGGCCCAGCTGAAGAACGGGTAGAAGCGCGTCGTCCGCTGCTCCGGCTTGAACGGCTGGCGCAGGTAGCGCGGGCAGCCCTCGGCCAGGGTGATGACGTGCCCCGTCTCCTTGTTCCACACCTCCCACACGCAGACGCAGGCCTTGCTGGTGTCAGTGGCACCGGCCGGCCCCTTGGAGAAGGCGTCCGCCTGCTCGCCCCGGGCCGCACCACCGAAGCCCGCACCGTCTGCGGCCTTGCCCGGAATGCGGAAGTAGGCCGTTGCCGATCCCAGTACGTCGGCGGCATCGGGGTACGCTGCCTTGGCCTTGTCCATCGGCATGAACAGGCGCTGCGCGATCCACGGACTGTCCACGTACTGCTGCAGGCACGCGCACTCGGGCGCCACCTGGATATCCTCTGCCCGCACGAAGTCGATGCACAGGGCGTTGAAGATGATGCGCTCTGCCTCGTCCTCGGCCTGCTGCAGGCGCTGCTTGAGCTCTGCGCGCTGTGCTGAGTCGTCGCCCACCATGCCCTCGGCCAGGACGCTCTGGAGCTGGCCAATCGCCGCCAGACTGGAGCGCAGCCCAGCAATCTCCTGCTGCAGGGCCGGGTTGCTGCCCGTCTCCCGGTGCCACGCGGCTTTGAGCCAGCCGATGCCCACGCTCAGGCCGGAGCGAACCAGCGGGTCAGCCGCGGCCTTCAGCTTGCGCTTCTTCCAGAGCCTGCCGACGACGATCTCCAGCGTGGTGGCGAAGGCCTTGGCCTCCTGCTTGATGCGCGGGGAGACCGCCTCGGCCAGCTCCACGCTGACCTCAGGGTCACGGGCGTACAGGAAGGTGGTCAGGATGCCGACGTAGGTGCCGGCGATGGGCACACGCACGTCGTACACATCGGTGTTGGCCTGCTCCTGGCAGTAGGTGCGGTCCTTGGCGTAGCCCTCCCGGGCGCCCTTGTCGAACTCGCGTGCTTCCTCGATCCGCTTCAGCCAGGCCTTGACCGCGCCCTCTTCCTCCAGCGCTGCAGCAGCCTGGCGCTCGGCTTCCGCCTGCTCCATCTCGTCTGCTTCGATCGCCTGGGCCAGCTGGTCGCCTGGACCGGTCATAGCATCTTCCTCTTCCGTTCCATCGCGTCGGCTGCCTCGCCGTTGTGCTCGAGCCATTGGCGGCTATAAGGCGTGATGACCCGACCCCGTTCAACGGAGGTCGGCGCCCTTGCGCTGGCGATGGCCGGGAAGCGGCTGTGGATGAAGTAGCCCAGCGCGTCCGGGGGGTGATCGAAGCCCGTGGTCTTGTCCGGCATGCCGTTGGCGTCGTAGGCCTGCTTCTCCAGCGCCTCCGTCAACTTGGGGCAGCCCACAGGGTTCACGCGCAGGCGGCGCACGCCCCTGGCATTGCAGAGCATCGCGTTAACGCTCACCACGCGAGCGCGGATGCGAGGGTTGGCCGGCGGCACCCGGACGACGAACCCGGCCGCCCGCAACAGCCCCAGGTCGGACACGCTGGCGTTGTTGGTGTGCGAGCTCTCCCCGCTGGCGTCGGGGTAGACCGCGATGTGCCGATCGCCGAACCGCTCGCGCAGCGCCACGATCATGGCGGGGGTGTCCCTGACGCCGGTGAACTCTTCCAGCGCCAGCGGCTGGCCGGCGCGGATCACGCAGACGATGGCCGTCATGTTCATCACGTTGAAGTCCATGCCCACGTGGAGCCGGTCGTCGTCGTTGATCGTGTCCAGGGTGCCGTTGAGCTTGCGGTCGTAGGCCGCGTACACCGAGCCGCTGGTCAGGTTGACGAACAGGCCGTTGATGTAGGCCTTCACCAGCTGCGCCGGGTACGTCTCGAACAGGGACTCGATGTAGTCGTCCGGCAGGTTGATCTCGTTGTCGTAGGTGCTGGCGTGGACCTTGCCGTACAGCTCGGCCTTGGCCGGCTCCTGCCCCGGGATCTGCTCGAACTGTTCGTAGACGAAGTTGAAGCCCTCGGGCGTCGTCGTCACATCGATGCCGTTCTGCAGGCCGGGCGCCTTCACGCGCAGGCGGGCAATGATCTTCCGCCAGGCGTCATGTGCCTTCCGCTTCTTCAGCGTGTCGATCTCGTCCACCAGACCGCGGCCGATCTTGAAGCCCACGATGCTGGCCGGGTTGTCCATGGACCGGCAGATGGCAGTGCCGCGGTACTGCCGGCCGGCGTAAAGGTGCACCTCCTTGTTCGACTGGTTGATCTGCGCTCGCAGCCCCCAGTCGAAGGCCACCTCTTCGATGGTCGGGTAGAAGATGTCGCGGATCTGCGGGTAGCTGGGCGCGAAGTACCCCGTGGGGATCCGCGGGAACTCCCAGGCATGGCGGCACAGAGACCCGCACCCCACCCAGGTCTTGCCCGAGCCGAAGCCCCCTACGAATGCCCGGAACTTGTGCGGCAGCTGGAGGAACGCCGCCTGGGGCTCATTGAGCGTCGGCACGCTTTCGCCCACTGACCACGTCGACCGTGACGGCTGCCGGCGGCGGCGCGTCGTCGTTGAAGCCCTCCGGCTTGTCGCGCCAGTGCTCCGGCTTGCGGTTCTTCAGCCAGAAGATCATCGCCGTGGAGTCCGGCGGGTAGTGCTTCATGACTGGCGTCAGGGTCACCTCGCCCAGGTAGGTACTGACGTGGGTGTCCGGATGGCTGTAGCCGGTGGCCCGCTCGAACAGCGCCCGCTCTACCCGGCTGTCGGCCTCAGCCTTGCCCAGCCTTAGGGCTTCCGAAAACTCGGGGTGCTTGAGCTTCCACAGGGAGACCGTCGACAGGGCCACCTCGAAGAAGGTCGCCACCTCAGGGTCTGTGCAGCCCTTGTCGGCGAGGAACTTGGCCTGCTTGGCGAACTCGGGCTTGTACTTGCTGGGCCGGCCACCCGCGCCCTTCTTGCCCTGAGGCTTTGTTGCCGCCTTCTTGGCAGCGGGCTTGACTGCCTTGCGTGACATGGTCAGCCCCCTACAGCGGTGGATCGCCGATTCCCGGAAGTCATGGCGTCACCGAGGGTCATGCCCCCCGGCCGGCCGCACGCGGCCTCTTCCGTGTCGGCTGCGGGCTGTTGTCGACACCTGCCCGCTGGTCGGGCCGGTACTGCAGAGAGCGCCCCGGCCGGCGCTTCGAGATACGGATCGATGGTGTTGGGCGTCTGGCGGTCGCTCATGCCGCCATTACGCGGCAGCGGCCATCTCATGCAACGGAGGGAACGGGAGCTGGAGCTGCACGGGCCTTTCGGCTCCCTGGTCCAACTGGGCAGGCTCATCGTCCAGTGCCCATGCCGGCAGGTGGAAGCGGATGTCCTCTTCCAGGGCGTGCAGGTCCGGGACCGCCGCATTGCCCCCGCCCATCGGCAGCTCCGCATAGGTCCCCATCACCCAGTCGTACTGCTCGGCGTAGAAGCGCTCGGTCCTGGCCTCCCCCGCCATGAGCAGGTAGACCTCGGCCTGGCTGTTGATGGCCACCACCGTGCCCGCCCCTCGGGCGTAGAGCGTCTGGCGGATTCGCTTCTGGAGCCGCTGGGCCAACTCCTGCACCGTGGCACAGTCGTCCAGGCAGAAGGCCGGCTTGATGCGGCGCTCCACCTGCCTACGCGGCGTGGGGTCTCGGTTGGTGTCGTGGTTCGAAGTGGCCATCGCATCCTCCCGCTCTACGCATCTCGCAGCTCGTCCAGGACCTCGTCGTCCAATCGGAACGCCGGCAGGCGACCGTCGATGTCGCACGCACCCTGCCGGTCCGGCTGGCGCCGGCAGTGGAACACCCCGTCGCTCAGCTCACGGAACTGGCACACCGAGCAGCGCCCATGGCGGCGAACCCGGGCTCGGTAGCGCTTCCACATGCGGGCCGTTGCGTCGGTCAAGCGGCCACCCCGCTGGCCAGGCGCTGTTCCCCGTACAGGGCAATCAGCAGGGCATCGGCCCGGCCGTTGTCCTTTTTCCTGGTCAGCATGTGGGCGGCCTCAGGGAACCGCTGGATAGCCAGCTGCCGCGCCGCGTCCTTCTCCTTGCCAATCAGGGCGAACTGACGCTTCCACACCGCCGGGATGGCGCGGATGTACGGCACGCCCAGTACGTCGAGCGTGAAACGGATACCGCCGCTGGTCTCGCCAAACCGGAAGGCGCTGGTACCGCCGTCGCCCGGCATGGCCCCGACCTTCTCCACGCACGCCGAGACATAGGCCCCTGGATGCACAGCCCGCTGCTCGCGGATGAAGATCGCCAGCGCTCGGGCATCGATCTCGCCCCATCCGTCCACTCGCCGGGTCGGCATGTCGATCATCGGGCCGGCCACGCCGTCCAGCAGTGTCACGATGGCGCCGGTCAGGCCCGGGTCGATGCCGAAGGTCAGTCGCAAGGCGCTCATGCTGCATTCCTCTCGTTGAGCCGGCGCAGGGTCACGTTCAGCGCGGCGAGTTCGTCCATCTTCTTGATCAGCCACATGCGCTTCTGGCCGTGCCAGCCGTTGAAACTGCCCTGATGGCAGTCCTTGCACAGCGCCACGGCCGTGAAGTGTTGGCCCTGGTTGATGTGGTGGGCGTCGCTGGGCTGGGGCGCATCGCAGACGCTGCACGGCAGGTCCTTGACTGCCTGCAGGTGGGCTTTCTCTGCCGCAGTGAGCGGCTTGGAGTTCTTTGTGCGCATTAGCACTAGCCCCCACCCCGGCTCTTGCCGGGTAAAATCCGTTCCCGTTCAGGGGAGCCCACTGGGTAGCTATGGAGAGAATTACAGAAGGGAACCTGCGTGCCACCTGCGCCGCCGGATTCGTTTTGGGCGCCTTGTTCTCGTGGGGGATTTTCTATGAGTACCGTTGCGCGCCAGGCATCAAGCCACTCGACGCCAGTGCTTGGGCCCAGGTGCTGGTAGCCGCAGTCGTGGGCGCCGCCGCCGTATATGTCCCAACACGGATTGCCAACAGCGAAAAGCGTCGCCGCAGCGAGATCTTCGTGACTCTTCTTTCCAACGTTCTCCAGCCTTCGAGCTCCCTTACAAAGTGCCTTTGCTCTCGGCGGCCGGATTTCGCGTTGATTGAAGGTTTGCTCCGCGACATTGAACTCCAAGGAAAGGCTCTTGAGAGCTACCCGATTGGCGACATCCCATCGGCAAAGCTCCTTCTGCAGAGCACGGATGCAAAATCGCACTATCAAGGATTGGTTGAGCTCGCCAACAGAATGCTCCCAGCGATTCGCCAATTCGGAAGACTGTTCGACAATCAAGTCACTGCAGTTCAGGTCTACGGCAATGCCATTGACCAGCTCGCTATTGAGGTTGAAAAAGAGCGGCAAGTTTGAAATTGTGGTGGCTCGCATCACGCCACCCTCCGCGGCTGCTCGCCGTAGTCCCGATACCGCGGTTCGTTGAGCCGCACGCCGTTCTCCACGGCCCAGGCCTGCGCGAAGGTGATCAGGTCCGCCATGTCGCCCACGGACATGGTCCGGGTCTGCACGGCCAGGTTCACCACGCTGGAGCCGTCCAGCGAGGGCACGATGTCGCCCTGCTGCCGGCTCTCGGTACGCGCCCAGGCGTCGACCAGCAGGCGCTTCCAGCCCTCCTTGTCGATCCAGCGGCCGGCCCACTGCCGCTGCTGGGCGATGTCCTCGCAGATGGCGTGGAGCATCGCGTTCTGCTCCAGGCTGCGGGTGGACTTGCACTCCTTGACCTCGACGCGGACGGCCCGGCCAAGCTCCAGGTACTGGCAGGCAAAGCGCCAGGCCGCGGCCATGCGGTCCCGGGCGTTCTCGGCCCGGAGGATGAAGGTACTCATTGGTCACCTGCCCTTGCCGCTGCGGCCGTGGTCTTCATCCGGCCGAAGCCGGCCGCCTTCGCGGGCTTGTCGGGGGTAGTGGCGATTGGCGCCGGCTGCCAGTACTCCGGCAGGTTCGAGAACCGGAACTGTTCGGGCTGGTACAGCACACGCACGTCGCCGGACGGGCCATTGCGCTGGATGCCCACGATCAGCTCGGCCGTGCCGCGGTAGCGGGTGTGCCGGTCGTAGATCTCGTCGCGGTAGATGAACACCACGGCGTCGGCGTCCTGCTCGATGGAGCCGGAGTCGCGCAGGTCCGAGACAATGGGGCGCTTGTCGGGCCGCTTCTCCAGGTCCCGGTTGAGCTGGGATAGCAGCAGCACCGGCACCTTCAACTCGGCCGCCATCAGCTTCAGCGCCCGGGTGATCTCGCCGATGCCGGCCGCACGGTTGTCCCCCACCACGGTCATCAGCTGCAGGTAGTCGATGACCACCAAGCCCAGCGGGTTGCGGGCATGCTGCCGGCGCACCTGCGCCACGACATGCTCCACGCGGGCATTGCGCGGACGGCTCACGAAGATGGCGGCCTCGCGCAGCCGCTTCATCGCACGGGTGACGTTGCTCCAGTCGTTGTCGTCCAGCTCTCCCGAGCGGATCCGCTGGCCGTCGATCCCGCCGATACTCGCCAGCATGCGATCGCCCAGTTCCTCGGGCTGCATCTCGAAGCTGAAGACCGCCACGGCCTTGTGCTGCTGCAGCGCCACCCACTCGGCGATGTTCTGCGCCAAGGTGGTCTTGCCCATCTTCGGGCGGGCTGCCAGGACGTACAGCCCACCCGGCTGCAGGCCGCCCAGCAGTGCGTCCAGGTCCGTGATGCCCGTGGACAGCCCATGCACCTGGGTGCCGGCCGTGGCGCGCTCGGACAGGCGGTCGTAGACCCGCTGCATCACCGGCGCGACCGACTCAAGCTCGCACGGCTCGCTGTCCAGCAACCCACCGATGCGGCTCTGGGCCTCACCCACCAGCTCCACGCTGCTGCGGCCGTCCGGGGCGAACCCATCGTTCACCATCGCCGTGCCGACCTCGATCAGCTGCCGCAGCCTGGCCTTGTCGGCCACGATCTCGGCATAGGCCCGGATGTTCGCCGCCGACGGCGTGGTGCTGGCCAGCTCCAGCAGGTAGGCACCCTCGCCCACCTGATCCAGCTTGCCGCGAGACTCGAACCACTCGCCGATGGTCACCGCGTCGAAGGGCTGCTCCTTGGCGGCCAACTCGGCGATGGCCCGAAAGATCAGCTGGTGGTCGCGGCGGTAGAAATCCTCGGCCGTCACCACGTCCGCCACGTTCCACCAGGCCCGCGCCACCAGCATCAGCCCGCCCAGCACGGCCTGCTCGGCGTCGATGCTGTGCGGGGGAACACGGGCGCCCTGCGGCGCCGGGGACGCCTTGGCGCCGGCGTACAGAGCCGCCATCCGCTCCAGCTCGCCCTGGGTGTCGATCGGCGCGGTCATGCTGCATCCCCCAGCGCGGTCACGGCCTGGTCCATGATCTGCGCGAAGCGGTCCTCGGCCAGCAGCACGTCCAGGTTCTGCTTCCAGCGCGGGTTGTTCGGGTTCGGCACGTCGCCGCGCAGCCACGGGTCAGCGGCGCACTGCTCGAAGTAGGCCTGCCAGAAGGCCGCGGCGTCGTACTCCCAGCCCAACTGCCGGCACAGCTGGCGGGCCAGCTTGTCCGCGGCCAGCACCCGCCGCTGGCGTTTCGGGTTCAGCACCACGATGCGCTGGCAGCTCGGCAGCAGCTGGTGGTAGGCAGCCAGGACGATCTCGGCCGTCTTGCCGCCAGGGTGCGGATGCACGGTTGCGGCTTGCGGGGCGTCCGGCAGCAGGTCGACGGCGTCGGCCGGCGGCTGCGAATCCGAACGAAGTGAGGATTGCTCTTCTTCCTGTTCCTGCTCCTGTTCCTGCTCTTGGCTTGAAAGGGGTCGGGAAGGCCCTTCCGAACCCCTTCTGCGAGTCAGGTGGAAATCAGCCTTGTAGCGGTCGAAGAAGGCACCGAGGAACGGGTTGTCCGGCAGGCTGTCGTAGTCCCGCTGCACGCCCACACAACGGTTGTCCGAGGCCTTCAAACCCTTGCCAATCTGGAAGGTAGCCATCTCGTGGACCCACACGAACTCGGACCCTTCGTCATAGCTACAAAGGCCCTCTTCGATGCACACCCTCAACCCTTCGGAGGCCCTTTCGACCCCTAGCCCGGTCTCGTGTGCCATGTAGAGGATGGGCTGGTAGTACAGGCCCAGCATGTTCGAGGCCGGCGAGGACATCAGGTACAGGGCGCAGATGACCCCTTCCGGACCCCTTCGGCGGATCGCCTTGCCGGTCTCGCCCGTCCAGAAGGTGGGCATCACCTTGGCGTAGTCACGCATGGCCAGCACCCCGCAGCAGCTGCAGGCAGCCTGCGATGTGCCAGCGCTGCTGGACCAGCCAGATGGCCCTTTCCAGGGGATCGGTCATGTACCTCATGCGGCCGTCCTCATCAGCGCGGCCAGGCGCTGCACGTCGCTGACGCCGTCCAGGGCGCGCTGCAGTTCCATGTACTGCCGCAGGAGGTTGCTGCCGGTTGCCGCGCATAGCGGGCCGATCAAGCGGTGCGGGATCGGCGCAGAGCCGGTCTGCATCCGCGACACATAGCTGCGGCTGCGCCCGATGCAGGCCGCCACGTAGTCCAGCTTGTGCCCGCCGGCAGCGATGGACACCGCAAGCGCCTGGGCCTCGCTTTCGATCTGCCGAACTACCTTGCCCGGGGCATCAGCCGGTGCCTTGTGCATCCCGAACGCGAGCGGCAAAGGCCTTTGGTTGCAGGAGGTTTCATGAAGTTTCATAGCGTTTAACTCCGCCTCGGGGCGAAATAAAGGCCCAGCCCCGAAGGACCGAGCCGCGTGGATTCAGTGAAGGAATGCCCGACCGTCGTGACGCTCGTGCGGATGTGCGGCCGGCTCTACGCCGTGAGTCGCCGCGGTGATCGCGTGGCCGTGCGCTTCATCCCGAAGCGCGAACGTCAGCGCCCTACCCGGCCCGGCGTGGTCGTGCCGTTCCCGGGGAGCCGCTGAGTGGTCAGGGAGATGGGTGCCCGCCTGCCGGTAGGATTGGCGGTGCGACCCAACCCAACCGCTACCGGAGACGGACATGGAAAAACTGAAAGTGCTGACTGTGGTGTTCAGGACACCCGGCGACATCCGATTCGGAGAGATGGTCTTCATCGACGGTCAGCCCCATCTTGTTTGGGACTGGGAGGGCGATCAGCCCCTGACGATGACTCCACTCGACCCGCAGTACCTGACGACCACAGCAGGCCACGTGCCGCCTGGAGCAGACGCTGCGTACAGCCGAGAAGTCGAAGACCCGCGAAAGCTGCAGTAGCGGTCCTGCGGTGGCCGTTACGCATGGCCCAGCAACACACGCGCCACACGACGCTGAGCGAGCGCGGAAGCGCGCAGACGACCTGCGTTCCTTCCCGGCGGATAGGGGTGGCCATGTCAGCCCGCCTCCCCTTCGCGTGCCAGCTGCGTCTGCTGCCACTGGGCGAACATCGCCGCCGCGAACTCGGCATTGGTACGCTGCTCGACCAAGGCCCAGAAACCGATCTCGGCCATGGCATCCTCTGCATAGCCGGCAGGCACCCCGCCATTGGCGGCGCACCACTCCAACATGCGGCCATGGGCCGTGAGCAACCGATCCGAGGTCTTCTCAGACATGGCCACCTCCGAACAGATCGACGCGGCACTGGCGAGGCTGGAACGAGCCAAGGCCGAGAGGGACAGCTGGAAAGGTCGCAGCGACCACCACTACGCGATGGCTGCGCATCTGGTCGCTGCCCTGGAGAAGGAGCTCGCCAGGCTGTTGAGCGAAGGCGAACACTAGGCCGCCTCGCCCTTCTCGGGCGCAGGGAACAGGTCCGGGCGGAGCGCTCTCGCTTGCCACTGTCGACCCTCGGGCAGCGGCTCGTCGTCGGGCCAGTTTCCGACGGCTTGCTTCGTGGTCTGGAAGAAGGTGGCCAGCTCGGTGTCCTTCTGGAATCCGAGGGCCGCTTTGACTGCCTGCTTGGTCATGTCCATGCAGTCAGTAAATCATCGTTTACTGAGGGCCGTCAACCATCATTTACCGCATTCAGTCAATCATGCTTGACATGATCGGCGATCGACTGAAAGAGCTGCGGCTCGAGCACAACCTTGGACAGCCGGAGTTCGGCGCGATTGCTGGCACGACGAAGCAGTACGTCTGGCGCCTAGAGAACGGCCTGAACAAGAAGCCGAACCCCGAGTACATCCAGCGCTGGGCCAGTCACTTCCAGGTACGGATGGAGTGGATCACCTCCGGCAAGTTGCCCAAGGAAGCATCCGCGGCCGCTTCTGCCACCGGATCTGGGGAGTCTCAACCTCAGCGACCCGACTTCGACATCATGGCCGGGACCGTCATCGTGCTGAGGAAGTACCTACAGGAAGTTGGTGACCCACCAGACTTCGTGGAGGATCCCATCATGCTCGAGGCGGCCTATGAGGTCGTGATCGAGTTCGGGAAGCCCGTGACGGGCGCCAACGTCATCGACCTCACCAAGATTCTGGAAGAGAGGGTGAGGAGGGCAAAGGATGGGGAAGACCAGGTTCGAGGAACTGGCAAAAAGGCTGGCGGCAAGAAGCGCTGAGCTGCATGCGGAACGTGGAGCGTCGCCGCGGCTCACGATTGTGAGAGAGTCGACCGAGGAGCCGACAGACGGATTCCCCACTCGACTACCAGACTGGTCGGCTCACCAACCCGTCGACATCTCGGAGCGTGCGTGGAAGATGCACATGATCATGGTCATCGCCAACGCGCATAGCTGGCAGATCGCGGTCACGCACTTCCTGATGACCAAGGGCGTGCCCTACTTGTCCGATCTGACCGATCCGCAACTGGACGATCTGCTGGATCGCATGCAGGGCTATGTGGATGCAGCCGAAACGGGCTCGTCGCTGGCCGAAGCACTGCCGGCGAGCTGATTGGCGCAAGCCCCGCTGCTGCGGGGCTTCTCGCGTTAACCACTACACACGACGATCTCTAGCAATGAGGGCATACAGCGAAACAGCCTCGCCCAAGCACGCCCCATTCTCTATCAATCAGCGATGAGTCTTGTCATCAGTGCCTTGAAGTTGGGATGGCAGAGCCTTCCGACGTAGGCTTCGGGAATCCTGAGATGGGTTGCAATCTGAAGCTCTGTCATCGTTCCCGCATCCCGCCTCCGCTGGAGATCAGCGCGAATCTTCTCAGGGCAAAGAACGCCCAATGCCATCCAGAAGCACTTGAACTCAGAGAGACACTGAGGCGATATACGGCCGTCGAAATCAGGGTCCAACATACCGGCGAAGATGGAATCGAGGTCATCGGCAGTGTTGGTCTTTTCAAGCTCAGCATCGAATAGATGCATCATCTCCTTGACTACAACGAACCGCTCCCAGCAAGTGTTGAGTCCCTTGGCAAAGGCCACGACGTGCTTTCCGCCGGCCTGCACGGCAAACCTGTGGTCAGAATTTCCAGGGGACAAGTAGTAGCCGCACAGCTCCTCCGGATCAAGCTCATGATCACGAAAAAAACGGAAGCCAGAGGCTCCCGTTAGTTCAATGATCTTGTCTCGAATTTTGTTCCTGCTGACTACCGGCTCAAGATCCTGAGCATACGCATACAAATCCTTGTATGGCATAGGCGATTAGTCCTCGAAATCTTCTACGATTTCTACGTCTCCAGCCTCGATGCGCTCGATCGACGCCACCAACTGCGAAGCAACCTGTTCTGCAGTAGTCTCACGTGACTTGCCGGGGAACATCTTGAAATTCGACGCGCGCAGACCGTCGGCGCCGAAAAGCTTCTCTTTGGCCGCATGCTGTGCGTGCATGATCATCTCCGTCTATGAGTAGTAACAAAAGAACCGCCATTCTGGCGGCGGTCGCCAAGGCGGATCCGACCGCCACTGACATACGAAATCATACATTTTTCGTAACTCCAACTACAAGTTGTTGGTGATGTCAAACGAAAAATCCGCCCTCTGATTCTGAGCGTGTTCAGCATAACCGTAACCAAGTTGCGGTTACGTTTTTAGTCAATGACTTAAATCGGAAGAGCTTGGCAGAAGCTCAACACATGGCTGAACGAAATGTTATCTGTTCATCGCTAGCGTCCGCTAAAAGTAAATTATTGTTGACCAAATGTAGTCAATGATGATTTACTAACTCCATCGCCCCACGACACCCGGATACCCGGAGGGGCTTGGAGACTGGGATGGCACTGCAGCACCAGACGATGAGCCGGTCCGCACAGCGGGCCTACGACGACCAGGCGCCGTCTGAGGATGGCGAAGCGCTTGCCGAGCGCATTGACGCCCTGATCGAGCAGTACCGGGCAAACCCGGCGAAGGTCGCCGAGGCGGATCAGTGGATGTCCGGGACCCTGAGCGAGGACGCCTATGCCGGCATCGAGTCGATGTTCGCGGACATTGGCGACCGCATCCCCCCGACCGGGAAGATCCTTGGGTCCGACCTGGAATCCCTGCCCCAGCCGGTGATCGACAAGATCGCCGCGGTGGCCCGCGAGGCGTCGGCCAGCCGGTCGGTGTACCTGCGCGACATTGCCGAGGCGGCGGCGAACAGCGAATCGCGTTTCGCTCCGGAGGCTGCGGCATGAGCTTCGAGCGAGCCCTTCAGGTCGCGGCCAAGCAGACCGCGCGCGACATGGTCGTCATCGCTGTGCTGGCGTTTCTGGCTGGTGCTGGGTTCGCCCTGCTGCTGGGAGCGATGGGATGAGCACCGTCTACGTCGTGATGGCTGTCACCACTTCCCCCTGCGCCTTCAACGTTCCGTACCCAGTTGCCGTTTTCGACACGCGAGTCGAAGCGAATGCGTTTGCAGCAAACAAGAACGCAAAAGCCACGCGGCTGGACTACTACGTTAGCAAGGCCAAGCGAGGTGCCGCATGAAGCGCCTCGCATGGGCCGCGCTCGGCTACTCGGCAATGACCGCCATGTACCTGACCGCGCTGTGGTGCGCAGTGCAGGTGCAGCCGTGATCCGGCTCGCCCTCTACACCGCGGCGCTGGTGTTCTTCGCCGACATGCTCCGCCGCGCCGTGATCGTGCGCGCCGACTCCTTCGTACTGCCGCTGGCCCTCCTGTGCCTCTGGCTGCTGGTGCTGATCGTCCGCGCCTGCCGCCGCGAACATCGCCGGCTCACCCGCCGCCGCACCGACTTCGTCCGCCCGCGCAGCTTCCCCGAGCAGCGCAAGCGCGACATCCGCTGATCCCCGCCGGCGTGGCCGGCCCTACCGACGAGGCAATACCCATGTTCGAGTTGACCAATCATCTGGTGAAAGTGAAGCACGCTTCGCCGGTGTACGAGAAACACGGCACCGAAGGCCATGCCACCGGCATGAAGATCCAGTTCGTGACCACGGTGAACCAAAACCTGCTGGACACCTTCAGCCCCGCGTTGAAGCACTGCCTGTTCCGTGGGCAGAAGACCGACGACCAGATGGATATCGAGTTCGACAACGACGGCCTGGTGGTTGTGCGTCACCCACGCTTGAAGGCGGCGCAGTGGGATGAAGAGTTTCCGGGCTATGAGGTAACTCTCGGCGCTCCTGGCCTTGGCTTCGATGAACCAATGACGTTCGTTGACGTGAAGCTGGATGGCATCGCCTTCCGTCCGCTGGAGGGCGGTTCTGTTGAGCTGGCGTGGCAGCTGTACGTCCACCCGGAAAGCGAAGAGTTCGGCCCGATCTTCGAACTGGTCAAGAACGAAGTCGAGCTGTCCATGACGCCGCCCAAGGCGCAGGCGCAGATGCAGACCGACCTGGCCGCCTGATCCCCCTGCCCTGCGCACTCCCCAGCGCAGGGCGCACCGCGGCAACTGGCCTCCCCTCCAGTTCCGCACCCGCGCCGGCCGGGCAATGCCGGCACCTACACCACGCGCAGGGCTCGACCGCGCCCACCGTGGCCCCGGGTTGACGGGGCACCTCATACCCACCGCGCCGGCACCGCCGGCAGGAGCTATCCGTGAACCAGATCGTCCCCATCGAGGACTCCATCTACGGCACCAAGGACGCCTTCGCCTCGGTGCTGACTGATCGTTCCATCAACTTCGACCGCGAGGCGGAGTTCGCCCTCCAGGCGCTGTATGGCAACGACTACGCGATGAAGATCGCAATGCAAAACCGGCAGTCGGTCATCAACGCGGTGGTGAACATCGCGGCAATCGGCATCAGCCTCAATCCCGCGAAACGCCAGGCCTACCTGGTCCCGCGCGACGGGAAAATCTGCCTCGACATCAGCTACATGGGCCTGCTGGACCTGGCCATCGACTCTGGTTCGATCCGCTGGGGTCAGGCAGAGCTGGTGTACGAGACCGATGCGTTCGAGCTCAACGGAGTCGACCAGCAACCCACGCACAAGAGGAACCCGTTCGCCAAGGACCGGGGCGACGTGGTGGGCGTCTACGTGGTGGTGAAGACGGCAGACGGCGACTACCTGACCACGGCAATGGCGGTGGACGAGATCAATGCCATCCGTGACCGCTCGTCGGCATGGAAGGCATGGGTAGCCAAGCAGAAGTCCTGCCCGTGGGTAACCGATTGGGGCGAAATGGCGAAAAAAACCGTCGTCAAGCGCGCCTACAAGTACTGGCCGAAGAGCGACCGCTTGGATCAGGCAATCCACCACCTGAACACCGATGGCGGCGAAGGCCTAGCCATTATCGAAGCCCAGCACCCCCAGTACAAAGCCATGCCGGCGCCGCCGGAGGACACCCCCGAGCGTCTGGCCCTGTACGCCACCTTGTCCGACGTTGCCACCGCAGGGCCGGAGGCTCTGGCCGCAGCGTGGGCGAAGATGTCGAAGGAGCAGCGCACCATGATCGGCCACGCCGGGCTAGACGCCCTGAAGGCCGAGGCAGAGAAGGCTGCGGCCGAGGTGGTCGAATGATCCTGATCAGCTGCGCCCAGGGTAGCGAAGAGTGGCATCGCGCCCGCGCCGGAATCATCACCGCCAGCATGTTCGCCACGGCGCGCACGCGGGTCGGTGAGCTGGACGACCGCCAGAAGGCCTACGTCGACGCGATCCTGTCCGGCAAGTCCGAGAAGGACGCCATGGCGCTTGCCGGCTACAAGGCTGTGCCACGCTCGGCCATCATCGAGCGCGCCATCGCTGGCGAACCGATCGGCGACTTCAGCGAGGTCGCCAAGAACTACGCCTTCCGCCTGGCAATCGAACGCATCAGCGGAGAGCCGCTGGATGAGGGCTTCGAGACCTTCGCCATGCGCCGTGGCCACGAGCTGGAGCCGGCAGCCCGCGCCGAGCATGAGGTGCAGTCGGGCCTGATCGTCCAGCGGGCCGGCTTCGTCCTGAGCGAAGACGGCGCCTACGGCTGCTCGGCCGATGGCTTCATCGGCGAGGATGGCGGGTCCGAATACAAGTGCTTCATCAACCCCGAAAAGCTGCGCGCCTTCCACATCGACAACGATGCAAGCGAGGTGTTCGAGCAAGCCCAGGGCTGCATGTGGCTGACCGGCCGGAAGTGGTGGCACATCGGTCTGTACTGCCCCGCCCTCGCACCGGTCGGCCGGCAACTGTGGTGGCGTCCGTTCCAGCGGGATGATGCCTACATCGAGAAGCTGAAGCACGACCTGGCCAGCTTCAAGGCGCTGGTCGACGGCTTCGAGCAGCAGCTGAAGCAGGAGGCGGCCTGATGGGCACCGTCACCTTCCAACCCGAAGAGAGCCGCGCCGGATCGCGCCGCGGCGGTGCCGCCCGGGCAGCGCTCTACGCGCACGTCGTGGAGGGACAGCTCTGCACGACAGCCCAGATTGCGCGCCGGCTGGGCATCTCCCCCGACGCCGCCTACCAGCGGATCAAGAAGCGCCCGCACCCGCTGACGTGGGATTCCCTGGCAACGAAGTGGAGGAAGGCTGCATGAGCCGCCACTTCACCCGCCGCGCTCCGAAGCGCAACGAAGGCCTCAGCTGGGGCCGCTTCCCGACTGACGACGGATCCGCGGTGACCTACCGCCTGTTCCGGCGCGACCACACCGGGCGCCTGCACTTCGAGGCCCGGACGTTCTTCACCAGCGCCGATCCCACCTACATCGCCAAGGTCCTGCGCCACGCCAAGCGCCAGTTGCGCGACCGCGTGGACGAGATCGACCTGGCCGCCATGGAGCAAGCAGCATGAACGCACACAATGAGCAGTCGTCAGTTGTCGAAAAGGTCGCCGCAGAGATGCGTGAGTTCTACGACGCGGAGATGGCGCCTGACGACGACGTACTGAAATCGTGGATCGACCGCCTAGCCGCCCAGCCCTCGCCAGTAGTCAAGCAAAACTTGACTACTCAGCCCGCCGCAGCGCAGGAATCGGCACCGTGGCGTGACCATGACGCGGCTATTGACGCAAAGGCGCTCTCTACAGCGACTGAAATAGCTCTTATGTGGGGTCAGGATCGTTCGCAGTTCATCAGCCGAATCCAGGTCGCTGTTATCGACGCGATGCGTTGGGTCAAAGGCGGACTACAGACAGCCGCAGCGCAGGAGGCGGTGGGCTGGCAATGGCGCTGGCTGGACACCGACAACACTTGGTCCGAGTGGGCAGACGGCGGCTCTCGCAAGGAGATCGACGCGCGCATCGCCTGCTGGAAGGCAGACGGCGAGGATCACCGCATGCAGGTCCGGCCGGTGTTCGCCGCCCCCGTCACCGCAGCGCCGGCCGACCTGATCGAACGCTGCAGGGAGATTCTCGCGTGGCAGAGGACCGGAGTTCTCCCAGGCAACGCGCTGCGCGAGTACGCCAAAGCCCGGTGGCCCGATGAGCATGACCCGCTGCAGATCGCGGAAAAGGAGACCGCGCGCGAGGCGTTCCGAATCCTTGCCAGGGCTGCCGCGGCCAGCACCCCCGCAGCGCCGGGGATCGATCTTGCACCGTTCCATGCCCTGCACGCCTCGCTTGTAGAGCAAGCAGACGATGCCGAGTTGAACGCCTTGGAGGCGGATTCCATCGGGTTGGATGACGCCGCCAAGCGCAGCGATGCCACCGAGAAGGTTCTCCGCCGGGTTGCTGGCGAACTTAACGCCCTGCTGATCGACTCCAGCCCCAATGGCGGCAGCGATCCGTGGCGCGGACTCTACGCACCGGAGCGCGCGCCGAACCGCGATGAGTACGGCTGCTTCTATCACCCCGACATCCCGTCGTGGGATGACGAGCGCGAGGAATCCATCGCTCCCTTGCTCAAGGCTCAGGGATTCGATTTGCAGTGCGTCCCTGGCGATTTCTCCTATGAAGCGATGGAGGAAGGCGGCGAGCGGTACTGGCAGGAAATGCGCGAGTGGAACCCTGAGCCGGAGGGCGACGGTTGGCGGCTGGTCGCCATCTACGACACAGAGGACGGCCCGTACTCCATGTTCGTGAAGCCGCTGGCGCAGGCCGGCGATGCGGAGGTGCAGCCGTGAGCCAGGTCATCATCTTCCCGCGCGGGCAACTGACCGAACTGGACCGCGCGCGCATGGACGAGGTTGGCATCGTCGCCGTCGAGGCCGACAACCCGGAGCAGGTCGTCATCACCGCACCCGGCGTACCACTTGCCGGCGCTGATGACCTGATGCTGTCCGCCCTCCATGCCGTTGTGGAGTGCGGATTCAGCTCAGCGGCTACGGAGTTCGCCAAGGAACTGCGCCGGCGGCTGACGACGCGCGAGACGCAGGCCAACAGCCACGGCGCGGGGGATCGGGCATGAAGATCAACAAGATGCCTCTCGTCCACGCCCTGATTGGTGCCGCTGCAGCCATTTCGCCGGAGCCACTGGCGCCTGCCCCTTCCGCCCGCGAGCGCGACAAGCTGCCGCGTAAGTTCACCGATGCCCGCAAGGCCGAGGCCGAAGCCAAGCGGCAGCGCAAGGCGGCGAAACGCGCAAAGGCGGTGCGCCATGGCTGACCTGATGCAGCAGGCCCGCGAGCTTCTCCATTGCCCGTTCTGCGGGAGTGCCGACAGCGAGATGCAGCAAGCCCAGACCGAGCACTATGTGGAGTGCCTTGAGTGCGAGGCATCCACGGCACTTTTGAGTACTCGACGCGAGGCTCGGGAACTATGGAACCGCCGCGCCGCCCTGCGCGCCGCGCCGGAGGGCTACGTTCTGGTGCCGGTGGAGCCGACGCCGGAAATGCTGATGGCGGCAGGTAGCGCCGTCCATAGCGCCACTTACTGGAAAACCGCGTGGGCCGCAATGCTCGCCGCCCGCCCGCAGGAGGTGAGGGATGCTGGCTGATACCCCACCGGTGCTGGACCCGTGCTGCGGCGGCCGGATGATGTGGTTCGACCCCAGCGACCAACGCTGCCTGTTCGGCGACCGGCGGAACGAGACGCTCATCGTCACCGACCGGACGCACCGCGAGGACGGCACCCGCGCCGTGCACGTCCATCCGGACGCGCTGCTGGACTTCCGCGCCCTGCCGTTCGCCGACAACTCGTTCCCGCTGGTGGTGTTCGATCCGCCGCACCTGGTGCGCGCCGGCCGGCATTCCTGGCTGGCGGCGAAGTACGGCCGCCTCGGCGCCGACTGGCGCGACGACCTGCGCGCGGGCTTCGCCGAGTGCTTCCGCGTCTTGCGCCACGAGGGGACGCTGATCTTCAAGTGGTCCGAGGTGCAGGTGGCCACGCGCGACGTGCTGGCCCTGACGCCGCACAAGCCGCTGTTCGGGCACCCGTCGGGCAAGCGCGCCGGCACGCACTGGATCACCTTCATCAAGCTGGCGGACAGCCCGCAGGAGGCGAGCGATGCCTGACTTCGCCGAGGTCCAGCACCATGCCCGGCAGCTGGCCGGTATGTCTGGCGTCGACCTGGAGCGCGCGCCACCGCGCACCTGCCGCCTGTGGGAGGCCCGCGCGCTCGCCATGTTCCACCTGGCCGCCGGCGACAAGGCCGAGGCCCACAAGGTCATGGCGCCGTTCAAGCGCCCCAACCTGCAACGCAATGGAGGTAGCCGGCATGGCTGACGAAATCGCCCTGTGGCCACTGAAGGAGGTCAAGCTCCGCGTCGGCCTCAGCACGGCTACGATCTACCGGATGATGGCCAAGGAGCTGTTCCCGAAGCCGCGCAAGATCGGCACGAAATCGCTCTGGTTCTCGCCGGAGGTCGAGGAATTCATCCTCGCCGTTGCAGCCGGCAAAGCCTGGTCCCCGAACATGGGGCAAAGCATGGGGCAAGACCTCGCGGCATGAAAAAAGCCGCTGAAATCAGCGGCTTAGATCAAGTCTTGGCGGAGTGAGAGGGATTCGAACCCTCGATAGAGCTTTTGACCCTATACTCCCTTAGCAGGGGAGCCCCTTCGGCCTCTCGGGCATCACTCCGTTTTCTTTCGCCCTGCCGCGTGTTCCGTGGCAGGGCGCGAAGAATACCGTTTAACGGGGTGAAAGGTAAACCCTTATTCGGAAGTTTCTTCACTTCCCTGTGCAGCCGGCTCGTCGCCGCGCTGGATACGCTGGAAAATTTCCTCACGGTGCACCGCCACGTCCTTGGGCGCGGTGATACCGATACGTACCTGGTTGCCCTTGACGCCGAGCACGGTCACGCTGACCGAGTCACCAATCATCAGGGTTTCGCCTACACGGCGAGTCAGGATCAACATTGTGCGAGTCTCCATGGAACCGGTGGGGGTTTCCCACCGGCATTGGCGCGCCAAGAACCTGCGCCCCACGACAAAGGGAAAAGACTCCCAATGTTAATGGCAGGCAGCAGGCGCCTTCAAGGCGCGCGGCTGCCTACGTTCATGCCAAGTGTGGCTTGATCCATTCCAGCACGCCGTCGAGCGCGGCAACCAGCCTGGGACCGTCTTCACCGCCACCCTGTGCCAGATCTGGACGACCACCGCCCTTGCCCCCGATCTGACCGGCGACATGGGACAACAGTTCCCCGGCCTTGACTCTGCCCATTGCCGAGCCATTCACGCCCGCGACCAGCGAGGCCTTGCCGTCCTGGGCGCCCGCCAGCAGGATCACCGCGTCGCCCAGCTGCTGCTTGAGCCGGTCCATCGCCTCGCGCAGCGCCTTGGCGTCGAAGCCCTCCAGGCGCGCGGCCAGCACCTTCACGCCGCCGATCTCGACCGCCGAGGCACCGAGGTCGGCGGTCGCGCCGGAGGCCAGCTTGGCCTTGAGGGCCTCCAGCTCGCGCTCGAGCTTCTTCTGCCGTTCGCCGAGCTGGCGGATCTTGTCCACCACATCGGCCGCGGCCCCGCCCAGCAGGCTCGCGGCCTCGGCCAGGCGCGCCTCCTCGGCGTCCACGTGGTCCAGCGCCCCCTGCCCGGTCACCGCCTCGATGCGGCGCACGCCGGACGAGACGCCGCCCTCGGCGGTGATCTTGAACAGGCCGATGTCGCCCGTGCGCGACACATGGGTGCCGCCGCACAATTCGGTCGAGTAGTCGCCCATCTTCAACACGCGCACGTTCTCGCCGTACTTCTCGCCGAACAGCGCCATCGCCCCGAAATCCAGCGCTTCCTGCATGCCCATGTGGTGCACTTCGGCCGCGTTGTTGGCACGGACCTGCTCGTTGACCTTGCGCTCGATGAGCGCCAGCTCGTCGCTGCTGATCGGCTGGAAGTGGGAGAAGTCGAAGCGCAGGCGGTCCGGCGCCACCAGCGAGCCCTTCTGCTGCACATGGCTGCCCAGCACTTCGCGCAGCGCGGCATGCAGCAGGTGGGTGGCGGAGTGGTTGAGGATGGTGGCACTGCGACGGGCGGCATCGATTGCGCCGGCGAGGACGTCGCCGAGCTTGATCGTGCCCTGCTCCACGGTACCGACGTGGCCGTGGAACTGGCCGGCGAATTTCTGCGTATCGGAAACCGCGAGCGCTACGCCATTGCCGGACAGCATGCCGGTATCGCCAACCTGGCCGCCGGATTCGGCATAGAACGGCGTCCTGTCGGTGAACACGATCACCTCGTCGCCAGCCTGCACCTCCTCCACCGGGCGCCCCCCCTTGAGCAGGGCGACGACCTTGAGGCCCTCGGCCTGCTGCTGGTCGTAACCCAGGAACACGGTGGGCGACAGCGTCGCGACCAGTTCGGCGGGCAGGGTCACGCCACCGCCGAACTTGCCGGCGGCGCGCGCCATCTCGCGCTGGTGCTCCATGGCGCTGTCAAAGCCGGCCATGTCCACCGTCATGCCGCGTTCGCGGGCGATGTCGGCGGTCAGGTCGACCGGGAAACCGTAGGTGTCGTACAGGCGGAAGGCGTCGGCACCGGGAATGACGCCATCGCCGACCCTGGCGGCGACGTCGTCGAAGATCTTCATGCCCGCGTCCAGCGTCTCGGCGAAACGCTCTTCCTCGGCCAGCAGTGCCTTGTGCACCGTGGTGGCGGCGGCCGGCAGCTCGGGGTAGGCCTCGCCCATCTGCTCGACCAGGGTCGGCACCAGCTTGTGGAAGAACGGCTGGCGCACGCCCAGCATCCAGCCATGGCGCAGGGCGCGGCGGATGATCCGGCGCAGCACATAGCCGCGGCCTTCGTTGGACGGCAGCACGCCATCGACGATCAGGAACGAACAGGCACGGATGTGGTCGGCGATCACGCGCAGCGACTTGTTCTCCAGGTCGGCGGTGCCGGTCAGCTCGGCGGCCTTGCGGATCAGCGCCTGGAACAGGTCGATCTCGTAGTTGGTATGCACGTGCTGCAGGATCGCCGCCAGGCGCTCCAGGCCCATGCCGGTGTCGACGCACGGCGCCGGCAGCGGCACCAGGGTGCCGTCCGGCTGGCGGTCGAACTGCATGAACACCAGGTTCCATATCTCGATGAAACGGTCGCCGTCCTCGTCCGGCGAGCCCGGCGGGCCACCGGCGATGTGCTCGCCATGGTCGAAGAAGATCTCGGTGCACGGGCCGCACGGGCCGGTATCGGCCATCTGCCAGAAATTATCGGAGGCGTACGGCGCGCCCTTGTTGTCGCCGATGCGCACGATGCGGTCTTCCGGCACGCCGATCATGTCGCGCCACAGCGCGTAGGCCTCGTCGTCATTGTGGTAGACGGTGACCAGCAGGCGCTCGGCCGGCAGCTTCCAGACCTGGGTCAGCAGCTCCCACGCCCAGGCGATGGCATCCTTCTTGAAGTAGTCACCGAAGGACCAGTTGCCCAGCATCTCGAAGAAGGTGTGGTGGCGGGCGGTGTAACCGACCGAGTCGAGGTCGTTGTGCTTGCCGCCGGCGCGCAGGCAGCGCTGCACATCGGCCGCACGGACATAGCTGCGCTTTTCGGCGCCCAGGAACACATCCTTGAACTGCACCATGCCGGAGTTGGTAAACAGCAGGGTCGGGTCGTTGCCCGGCACCAGCGGCGCCGACGGCACGATGGTGTGGCCCTTCCCCTTGAAGAAGTCGAGGAAGTCGGCGCGGATCTGAGAGGTAGTGAACTTGACGGGTGTATTCATGAGGACTGGCGATAGGCGGGCTGGCGGCAGCCGGCACCCCACGCGGTGCGTGGACCCGGGACAGCCGAAACCCTGAAAGGGTATCAGGCCCGGTCGCGTCAGTCCTCAGGATCGTAGCGGGTAGCGGCGCGGATGCAGCCGCCGTCGAAGCCGCGCCGGGCCAGCATGTCCGCGGCCTTGCGCCGCTGGGCCAGGTCCAGCGGCCCGTCCGGACCAAAACGGCGGCAGACCAGGTCCCTGGCCAGCGCTGCCCAATCGCCCTCGAAGGTAGCCAGTGCGGCCTCGATCGCCTCGCTGTCCAGGCCGTGGGTGCCCAGCTCGGCACGGATGTGCAGGGGGCCGTA